GCGGCGAGGGCGGCGATGCCGGTCGCGGTCTGCGCCGCGTTCGCGGTGATCGTCTCCTTCGTCGCCTGCTCGCTCTTGGTGATCGCCAGCGTGTTGCTCTTGTTCTGCTCCGCCGCCGCCTCCTTCTGCGCGGCCAAAGCGGCGGTCAGGGCGAGCGCGTTCGACGCAAACGTGCCGTCGATCGCGAGGAACTTCTCCTGCGCGACGTCCTGCACGTTGCGCACCTGCTGCTGTATGAGCTCGGTCGCGGAGCCGACTGCCCGGTCCACGTCGGTGGGGATCGTCTCGACCGTCTTCGCGAGCAGCTTGGTCGCGATGTCCATGCCGTCGATCCGCGCGCCGAGCAGGTCTTTCAGCTGGCCGATCGCCTTCTCGATGTCGGTGGGGGACTTGTCCAGGTTGGAGGCGAGAAGCTCGATCGCCTTGTCCATGCCGGCGATGCGGGACTCGATGAGCTCCCGCAGGCTGGTGATGGCGGTGGCGTACTCGGCGCGCAGCGCCGCCCGGCCGGCGAGCAGCTCCGGGTCGATCTTGGCGATCTGCTCGGCGAGGAGGATCGTCGCCTGGTCCATCCCGTCGAGCCGCTGCTCGAGGAGCTCCCGCAGCCCGGCGACCCGTTCGGCGATGGTCCGGTTGAGCTGCGCTTCGGTTTCGCGTAGCTGAGCCGTGGTGAGAACGGTCGGGTCTGGGCGGGGCCGCCAGTCGTACTGCCGGGCCGATGCCGCTGCGGCGGCGGCGTCGTTTTCCGGCACGTCGTCACCGCCGTTAGGCATCACGATTCCCGCCCCGCTGGTCCCGCTGGTCCCGTTGCTACCAGGATAAGGCGATCACTGGCAGTACACGCTGGCGCGCCGCGCGCCCGGTTCCCCCGACGCGAACCCGTAGCAGACGCGCCCATCGGCCAGGACGGTGACGCCTTCGGGTTCCCGGTACGACAGTCCCGGCCCGTCGGTGAGCAGCACGCGGGAGATGACCCCGCCGGCGCCGTAGATGGTGAGGGTGGCGTTCCCGGGCGGCGGGTTCGAGTCGCTGTAGGCGTTGCCGGTGAGCCACGCGACCCTGCGCCCGGTGGGGAGGATCGCCGACCCCTGGCTGGTGCCCGCCGCTGGGGACGGCTGGGTGATGCGGCGGATCGCCGGGTAGGAGTGGCGGAGGAAGTCAGCAAGATGGTAGACGGCGACCGTGATCTGGCCGCCGCGGGTGTACCGGTCGGCTACCAGGCCGCCCGCGGCGTCGAGCGACGGGGAGTGGCGGACGCCGGACGGGTTGGGTGCGTACTTCGTGACGTCGCTGGAGGTGAGGGTGTGGCCCGGCTGCCAGGTGAACCGGGTGAGGCGGGTGCCGTACCCGCCGGAGGCTACGGCCTCGGACCAGACCCACAGGTGGGTGGCGGTCTCCTGGACGGCGATGTGACCGTGGCCGAACCCTTGCAGGTACATCCACCCGGTGATCTGCCCGGTGGCGGTGACACGGGTGAGGGTGAGGTCGCCGTGCGCCAGATGCCAGGCATGATCGTGGCCGCCGCGGCCGTCCTGGGAGATCTGGGAGAACACCCACCCGCCGGACGGGACATGCGCCAGCCCCTGCATGACCGTACTGTCATGCAAAGGGATCTGGTCCAGGTAGTTTGCTGTCATGACAGACCCGGTCGTGTTCGGGACGGCCGCCGATGTGGAAGGTGCGCTGCCCGCCGTGATCCCGGTCGCAGACGCCGCCGGCGTGATCATCGAAGGCGCCGCCGCCGTCATCAGCAGCGTCAGCGGCATGCTGACCGCCGAGATCACGTTCAGCTGATCCTGTTCAGCGTGAGCCACGACCCGGCTTTGACCGTGGTCGCGGTGCCGCTAGAGGTGTTCTGCGCCCATCTGAACTGCAGGCTGCCCGGGGTGGCTGAGGTGACGAACGTCCCGAACAGGTAGCCGACCCGGTCAACGCCCGTGGTGGTGCCCAGCGGCTGCGTGTCGCCGATGACCTGCGCGATTGATATGGACGAGTTGCCGGAGGTTGATATCTGGACGGTGGACCAGCTGAGTGTCGCGCCCGCCGGCCCCGACCAGGCGATCTTCAGGTCGCTGCTGCCCTGCACGCCGCCGGTGTAAAGGATGTAGCCGGTCATGATGTAGGTCGCGTTGGCTTCCCCGGCGGTCAGCAGCGCAGTGTCGTTGACCAGGGTCGTGCTGGAGGTGACAGACTGGTTGCTGGGTTTGAGCGCCGCCACCGGCACGAGCCACGAGTTGACGTCCGCGGCCGTAAGAACTTGCCCGACCGTCCAGGTTGGGGGTGCCATTCAGTCCTTCCGTTCCTCTAATAAGCCAATGCGTTGGCGTCTAGCTGGCCCAGAGTGGCGTTGTCCAGAGTCAGGAACGAGTACCGGGTCGCGTCCTGCAACGTCCACGTCGTCACCCACGTGTCCGCGGCGAAGTCGAAGTCGTGGGTGATGCCGCGAATGAAACAGTCGCGGCTGATCGCCGATCCCATGCCAGGTGGGCGGCGTTTGACGGTGATCCGGTCGCCGAACCGCCGCCCCAGCGCCTGCGGCCACAAGTTCACCGGGTCGCGCTGCGGGTTGATGGTGAGCGTGTCGAACCGGTTCTCCCCGCCCGCGGAGACGTACACGACGAACTGGGCGTACTGCAGCGCCTCAGTGTCGGAGGTCATCAGCAGCCCGTCCGCGGGGTAGGTGCGGGCGAACTTGAACTCGGCCACCGACGCCGCGTCAGTCGTTTCCTGCATGGTGCCGCCGGCGCGGGTGATCTGCGCGTCGTTGCACAGCTGGGTGTCGTCGTCGGCGCGGCCCACCGCCGCATAGGGCAGTTCGCTGCCGTCGCCCGCGTCGCCGAACGTTGCCTGGCTGGTCGCTGACCGGGTGTCGGTCATGACACCTTGCCGGTTGCGGAAGAACGCCGCGCCGGACTCGTTCACATACAGTTCGCCGAGCTCGGTGTCGGCGGCGAGTTGCGCCAGGTTCATCGCCGTGTCGCCCATAGTGGTGGCCTGAAGCAGCGAGTCTCCGGCGGAGATGACCCGTTTGGGTGCGTCGGTGTACCAGCCGGCGGCGGTGAGTATCCGGTTGATCCGCGCGCCGGTGTCCTCATTGGCGCCCACGGCGCCACCGGCGGGGATGGTGATACCGGACAGGACTTTCAGCGCGTCGGTGCCGGCGAACGTCATCTCCTCATACCGGGGACCGAGGTTCTGCCCGGACACCTGCCACGAGTCGGCGAACCCCTGCCACAGCGGGTAGGTGACACCGGCCCATGTGGCGCGGAGCCGCGCGGGAACCATCGGCCGGATCTGCGACACCCCGGCGCCGGTGTACGGGCCAGCCAGGTTCTCCGGGTCGAATCTCGCGTCCGGGTTTTTCAGCACCAGGGACGCGGTACCCGGCTGGTACTGCACGACTGGGCTTTGCGTCCGCGATGAGGCGCGGGTGATGCTCCCGGATCGGGCGTAGGCGCTGATGTCGGTCCAGATGTCACCCGATCCGAGGACGGACGTGCCCAGCACGCCGTTGGTGAGGTCGTCGAGGACGAACGTCCCGGCGGCCTGCGCCGCCGGCGCGGAAAGCAAGCCCAGTTCAGCGACCAGCGTCACACCGAGGGGCATCAGAAGTTCCGCGGTTTGCGCATCGTGCCGCCGCCGATGAAGTACTGGTCGAGAGCGCGGGCCATCTCCCGGCCGGCTTCGGCTTTATGTGCGCCCACTGGCACGTTCACCGTCATGTTAATGACCACCCCACCGGCGCGGCGGCCGTGGGGGACGACCATCTCCGGCCTGCCGGTGCCGTTGTAGGCGAGGGACAGGCCCGGCGGGAGGAACCCGCCCTTGTCGAAGCCGCGGGGCGGGACACCGGTCCAGAGCAAAGGCAGCGAGTTCAGGCCGATCAGCTGCGGGCCCATCCCGCCGCCCTGGGAGATCACCCGCCCGCCGGTGCCGATGATGGCGACATGACCAGGGTCGGGGCCACCCGCTGGCGAGTGGTAGAACGCTAGCCCGCCGGGCACCGGGGGTGCCTGGCGGACCCACGCACCCTGCGCTTCCGAGGTCCGCGGCGCGGACACACCGTGGCGGCCGTAGATGGTCTGGACGAACCCGGAGCAGTCGGCGCCGCCTGGGACGGCGGTGCCGCCCCATATGTAGGGGATGGTGCCGATCCAGCGCATCGCGTCGTGCACGATCGACCCGCCCGACCCCCATTTGGCCAGGTACTTGGCGACCTGCTTCTGGATCGCCACGGACATGAGGTTGGAGATGGAGCTGATGGACGCGTCCCAGTTGTGCGTCCCCCATGGTTTCAGCCCGCCGACGCTGCCGCTGAAGTCGCCGGCGATCCCGCCGGTGGCGAACCCGGGGACCTTGTTCGCGGACAGGAACGGTGCGACGGAAGGCACCAGGTGTTTCGGGACGATCGCCTCACCGGGGGTGAGCATCGCCGGGACCGTGTCACCCGAGCCGCGTCCGGGGACACGCCCACCGGTGGCGGCGTTGAACAGGCCCGAGTTGACGGGGTTCTTCCCGAAGATCCCCCACGTGCCCCGCCCGGTCATGAAGATCGACTCGTGCACGTTCGGGACCTTGTTCAGGCGCAGGAGCCAGTCGCGGAGGATCTGCACCTCCTGCCAGTACAGGTGGCTGTGTGTCTTCGCCGACGTGAGGATGGGCAGCGCCCGGGAGATCGCCGCCCGCGCCGCGTCCTGCCCGTGACCGGAGTTGACCGCCTGCTTCGCGATGTTCTCCAAGTCGGAAATATAGGTCTGTGACGCGGCGAACGAGTTGCGTTCCGCCTGCGTGTGCAGGCCGATCGCATCGTGGCTGGCGTGCAGCGCCTGCCGCAGCGCCTTCGCGTCGTTCGCGCCGGTGATCAGCGCGTTCGCATAAGCCAGCTGCGGGTCGAGGGCCTTCGTCTCGGCGGTGTTGAGCTTGTTGACCTCGTCGGTCATGGCCTTCACATGTGCGGCGGCGGTTTTCGCGTTGTCACCGACGGACATGATCCCCGTTGACGCGTCCCCGGACACGTGGATCAGGTCAGCGGACGCGGTTCCCGCGGCCTTCATCCGGTCACCGAGCGCCTTACCCCCCGCCGCGGCGACGTCAGCGGCGTCGCCTTGCTTGAGGAACGCGTCCCGCAGCTGCCGCGACAGGGGCAACTCGGGGGCCAGCGCCTGCAGGGCGCTGTGGAACGCGTCCGCCAGGACGTTGTGCGACTTCGCCGCTCCCGCCGCCGCGTGACCGCTGGCCGTCGTGGAGTCACCGAGCTCCGACAGGTCCCGCGTCAGCTGCGTGACCAGCGACAGGTCTTTCAGCAACTCGATCGACAGCGGGTTCAGCGCCCGCAAAAGCCCGGGGAGGGTGCCGATCAGGTTGGTGAACGCGTCACCCAGGAGTTTGATGTCGGGGGCGGCCTGGGTGCCCATCCACGTGAAAAACGACTGCCACTGCTTCGACCGGAACTCGTCGTCGATGCGGCCGAGGAGCAGGTTCAGTGCGCCGCCGGTCGCCTTCGACACGGGCAGCAGGTCACCCATCAGCCCCCGGGCGATGTGCAGGCCCCGGTTGAACACGCTGAACACTTCGGGGGCGAGCTGCTTCTCGAAGGACTTGAACGCGTCGCCGAGGGACAGCAGGGACATCGCGGCCCGCCGCTGTTCCGGGTCGAGACCGGCGAGGTTAGCCCGCAGGCCCCCGGTTTTCGCTGCGGCGTCGGCGAGAGGTTTGAGGATGCCCACAGCGGCGGCGCCGAGACCGCCGAGGCCGAGGCCGACGGTGACAAGCGCCGGTGCCAGGGCGACAGCGCCGCCGATCAGCGCGGGAATCGCCAGGTGCCCCAGCTGGCCGAGGGTCGCACCCGCGTTCGCGGCGGACCCGGCCAAGTTCTCCGTATGTTTCGCGGCCCGGTCGAACTCGCGGCCCTGATCGGCCATGAGTTTCGTCGTCTTGGTCGCCCGGCCGGCGAGGACGTTCTCCGCGTCGGCGAGGAGCGTCGTCGCCTTCGCATGCGACTTCATCGCCGCCTCAGACGTGGCGGCGGCCTTACCCTGCTTCTGGGTGGTGGCCTCAAACAGCTTCATCGACGCCGCAGCCAGGTCCAGCTTCCCCGACGTCTCTAGCGCGGCGTTCCCAACCTGCTTAATGTTGCGGGAGGCGTTGACGTCACGGGCGAAAATGTCAAACGACAGGGACTCCTGCGCCACGGCTCACCCTCCCTGCCCCTGCTCCTCGAAGTAGTCGATGAACGCCTCGAACTCGTCTACGTCGAGGAGCCCTATCTCCCACGGTCTGATGTTGACCTGCGCGAACGCGGCGAGATACCGTCTCCGGTCGTAGGCGAGCCGGGTGGGGTCGTAGGGTCCACCGCACCGTCCTCGGCGTCGATGGTGAACGTGTTGTACTCAACCTCGACCTTGCCGGACTCAATGTCGGAGAACTTCACGTCGCGGCCGTCGCGGCGCCACACCAGCCACACCAGGCCGGCCAGCGCCCGCGCCGACCCGGCTTGCATGGCGGTCTCCCACTGGCTGTAGGTCGTGTCCAGCGCTTTCTCGAGCGCGATCATCTCCGACATGGGGCGGCTGCCCCGGTCGAAGTCGAAGATTTCCCCGTTGATGTGAACCTTCGCCACGTGTGCCTACCTTCCGAGGGCCCGTTCAGCTATGCGGTGCATGGCGGCGACGATCTCCCGCCGCACCGCCGGCGCGGCCCGCTCCGTGGGGTTTGTGAAGAACCCGGCCAGGATGTCCTGCGCCACCCAATGCCACTCCGGCCGTGGCCTGTCCGTGTCCGCGTACACGGGGTGGCGGAGCAGGCCCTGGTCGATCCGCTCAACATGCCGGTACTTGGTGCGGCCCCGAGCCTTGATGAACACACCCGGGTCGATGCCGGTGCGTTTCGACGTGGTCACGGCCAGGTCGGCGGCGAGCACGGCGGCATACCGGTCGGGCATGTACGGCTTCAGATGCGCCGGGTCCTTGAGACCGCGGGCGAGGGGCCCGGCCGCGTCGTCGATCCCTTTGTACAGTTCGCGGCGGAGCTCGTCGGCGCCGACGAGACGTAGGTTGCGGGCGAGGTCACGGAACTCGCCGGCGCCAGCGTCCAAACCGGGCACGGCACCTCCCGTTGCGGTACCGACGTGGTACCATGTAGGTATGAAAGAAGATGTCCACGTGCGGATCGGTGAAGAACTGATGCGCGGCGTCCGCGCCTACGCGGCGGCCCGCGAGATCTCACTCGCCGCAGCCATCAACATCCTCCTGCGCCGGGCGCTCTATGAGGAGTTGCCATGAACAGGCCCAGGTACCAGACCACCGAAGACGTCATCCGCCGCAACGGCCTCGACCCCGCGCAGTTCCGCGGCACACCCGCCGGCCCGCAGGCCAGGACGCCGCTGACCACGCAGCAGCACATCCTCCACCTGCTCCTCACCGTGCTCACGGCTGGGCTGTGGGCACCCGTGTGGATCTACCTCGCCATCCGCGGCAACCGGGGCTAGGTGCCGAGCGCCACCACCACCTCAGCGCGGTAATGCCCCACCACGAACGCGATCAAGTCCTCGACCCGCTGGCCCGACCGCGTACTCACCCATAGCTCCAGGTTCTCCGGCCGGTTGTCAGTCCGGACGCCGTTCAGGTGGTGAACCGTCTCCTCAGGCAGCATCGGCCGGCCGAGCATTTCCTCCATCGTCAGCCGGTGCTCCAGGATGGTCGAGTTGCCGAAGCGCCAGATCATGTAGCCGTCGTTGTTGATCGTCCGGTGACCTCTGCCGTTCGGCGCCCGGCCGGGCGGTGCCTCCGGATCGCCACGGTCATACCAGCGCTGGTAGTGCGCTGCGCACCAGCCGTGAGCCCAATGATCATTGCCGCAGCCGTCAATCGAGCATTGGCGGGCTGGTGGGCGTCTCCGTGGCCGCCCGGTGGCAAGCGGATCACCTTTGAGCCGCCACCGCTGGTAGTGAAAGGCGCACCAGCCCCGGCAGCGGACAGTTCCCGTACACCCTTCGATCGAGCACACAACTGTAGCCATGTGCCCAGTCTAGCCGAATGCTCTTCCAGATACCTTTGACGTTGGCAATCTGGATAAACGTCCAGCTTGTCAGGTGTTGAGACCCCCCGAGGCGGGGTTGTATCGTTGTATTTTCGAGGCAGCGTTCCAGCTACATTTAAAGTTTACTGGCCCGCCGACGGCGCCGTCCATCGAGAAGTCGGGGAGGATCGTGCCGAAGAAGTACGCGTTCGGGTCCGTGGTGATGTTGGGGTACAGGTAGAAGTTGCGGGCGAGGCCGTCGATCGCCGCGATGTACGTCTGCGAGGTGGCGTCGTCCCAGAAGCCGGAGAAGTCTCCCGACGCGTCGGGCAGGCCCGCCACATACACCTTGTTGCCGTCCCCGAACGCGGTCACGTCCTGCTTGTCGGTGTTCATGTTGATCGACCAGGACGCCTGGAACGGCAGCCCCGACGCGAGCGCGCCGGAGGCGATCCCCATGTAGACCTGGCCGTTCCTGCCGTGCGAGCGTGCCACCAGGGCTCACCCCTTCTCAATCATGCGCAGTAGCGCCTTGGCGTTGTTGGTGAACGTCCGTTCCGCGACGGCCTCCCTGGCTGCCGTGGCACGCTTGTCCCGCTCGGCGGGGTGGTTCACATACCAGCGGATGAGGTCCCCCGCCTCTGCTGGTGTGGTGAACGTGGGCAGCGACGGCAGCACCTCGTCACCTTCCGGGCGGGGGTCGCGGGCGAAGAACAGTCCGCACGCGGCCATCTCCACCTCGCGGGGGCCCATCGCCCACCCTTCGCCGTCGTGGGTGAGCTCGGCCTCACGGCGGTACAGGTTGACACCACAACGGGACTGCCGGTAGATCGCCGCGGTCTGCACGTTCGACACGCAGTCCTCGTGTTCGGTGGCGGTCCAGTCCCGCAGCGGCGAGTTCTCCGGCAGGTCCAGCCACGGCCCGGCGAGCTTCACATCCAGGCCGTCGAGGTTCATGGCCTCGAAGAACTTCACCCGGGACGGGAAGCCGGTGCCTATGAACGACAGGTCCCACTGGTAGCCCGGGTTCGCCGCGGGGTAGTGGATGGACGGCCGGTAGGCGTGGGGCATGTACGCGGCGGGGACGCCGAGCGCCTCGTATGCCTCGATGCCGGCGCGGTCGTTGAGCAGGTTCATGTCTGCGGACTTCGCGCGGACCAGCTGTTCGTCAGCCTGGTAGGGCTGTTCGGTGTGCAGTAGGACAATCTTGTGACCTCTGCCGCGCATCATGTCGAGCAGCGCCGGTGGGGTGAAGAACGCGGAGACCATGAGGATCACGTCGGGCCAGCATTGATACGCCGCTGACAGGATCCCGTTGGCGGCTAGCTCGATCGCCTGTTCGCGGGTGATCGCCTTCCGCACCCCCGGATGGCCGTGGCCGTCGTCGTCGCCGGTCTCCACGAGTGCCGCGTCGTAGAACGAGAGCCGGTCGCCGAGGTTGTACGTGTAGACGTCCTCGCCGAGGCCCCGCAGCGCCTCGACCCAGCCCTCGTACACGTCGTGGACGGAGAAGTGCGGCCCGGGGTGGCCGATCAGCCAGCGCACAGGACACCTTGGCTGAGCCTGCGCGCGGCCATCTCGGCGTAGCGTTCATCTACCTCGACGCCGATGGCTTGCCTGCCCTGGTTACGGGCGGCGACGAGGGTGGACGCGGATCCGGCGAATGGGTCGGCGATAACACCCGGCGGGCATTTGGATACCAGTACGGCCATGAGGGATTCTGGCTTCGGCGTCG